TCTCTTTGCACATGTGCTCAAAACCGGGAAACGGCTGCCAAAGCCGCCATATTGATTTCTAACGAGGGAATACCTAATGCCAAGACCACCCAAACCCGCTGAGGTTAAACGCGCGACTGGTCGTACTCCAGGCCACGATTCGGGAGGTCGTCCATTGAAAGAGTTGGCCGTCGTTACACCTTTGCCAATGGCTGAATTCAAACCTGATTATCCTGAGATGCTCGGCGAAGAAGGCAAAAAATTCTGGGATAGAATCTGGGACAATGCCATCTCTTGGATCAGTCCTCACTCGGATATCAACGCAGTCGAGAATGCTTGTCGATTGGCCGATGCCGTTCATTCGTCTCGGACCAAGTACATGGCCACCCTCGAGTCGGCCGATGCTCGTGCCTACATTCAGATCAACGATGCTTTTACCAAGGCAATTGCCTCTCTCGGATTTGACCCTGTCTCAAGATCTAGACTCGGAGTTGCCGAAGTCCAAAAGATCTCTGCCTTGGATCAACTCCTAGCAAAGCGTCAGAAGAGACAATGACCGAAAAACAGGGGCCAAAGAAAAAGATTGACGGTTGGAAGCCACAGCATCTGACCGAAATCAAACCACTTAAAAATACACGTGGCGATGATGTCATTGAGTTTGCAGAAGCACTCTGCAAGATAACCAAAGATTCTATCGCAGGTCTTACAGGTGAGCCATTAGTATTTCGTGGATGGCAGAAAGAACTTACTCGCCAACTGTTTGCTGAGAAGCCAGATGGATCCTTGAAGCACAAACGTGCTCTCATTGGACTTCCTCGCAAGAACGGTAAATCTGCTTGGCTAAGTTCGATTGTACTCGAACACCTTATTCTTGGTCCCAACGGCGGCGAATCCTACTCATGTGCGGCGGATCGGGACCAAGCCAAGATTGTGTTCAACAACGTGAAAGAAATGATTAGGCTACAGCCTGAACTTGCTGACATGTTGGATGTATACAGAGATACCATCTACAATCCAAAAACTGGATCTACTTACAAAGCACTTTCAGCAGAAGCATTTACCAAGGAAGGTCTTTCTCCTACTTTCGTTGCGTTCGACGAACTCCATGCTCAGCCAAATCGTGAGCTCTGGGACGTTATGTCACTTGCTATGGGAGCACGTAGAGAACCTTTGCTTGTTGCAATTACAACTGCAGGTGTCCGCACCGATATAACTGGAAAAGATTCTCTTTGTTTCCAGATGTATGAATATGGAAAGAAGGTTGCATCAGGTGAAATCCAGGATCCTACGTTCTTCTTCGCTTGGTGGGAGGCTCATCCTGATAGCGATTATCGTGAGATTGCTGCGTGGAAAGATGCTAATCCAGGATTCGACGACATCGTTGCGAAAGACGACTTTACATCTGCTATTAGGTCTACACCGGAAGTTGAATTCAAGACCAAAAGATTAAACATATGGACAGCAACATCTGATACATGGCTTCCTCATGGAGCATGGGATTCAGTTGCTGATCCAAAAGAGATTCCAAATGGATCTCAGGTTGTGTTAGGATTCGATGGCTCCTTCAATGGAGACTGTACGGCAATCGTAGCGGTAGAGGTTGGAGAAGTGCCTCATATCGCTCCGGTTGCTGCATGGGAAAAGCCAGAAGAAGCAGACGCAGACTGGCAGATACCTATACTCGAAGTTGAAGATGCAATTCGAGATGCTTGCCGTAAATACCAGGTGGTCGAAATTGCTTGCGACCCATATCGATGGGCAAGAACATTTCAGATCTTGGAAGATGAAGGACTACCTGTAGTAGTGTTTCCACAGACATCATCGCGTATGACGCCTGCGACTACACGCTTCTATGAGGCTGTAATCAACCAAGCGGTAACACAAAATGGTGATGCAATGCTAGCAAGACATGTTGGCAATGCAACATTAAAGATAGATAACCGAGGATCTCGATTATCTAAAGATAAAAAAGGATCTACTCGACGCATTGACTTAGCCGTTGCATCAGTAATGGCTATGGATCGTGCGGCATGGTGGCATCAACAAGGTGGATTCCTTCCAGCAGTGTTCGATCCATGGAATGAAGGGGACTCAAATGCGAGAAATCATTACCAAGATCCGCAACAGTATTAAAGAAATCATCACAACAATCATTGAAATAGTGGCAGTTGCAGCAATTGCAATTGGAGCAGGTATCAACTGGGGATTTGGTACAGGTTTAATTGTTGCAGGTGTTCTTACACTAATCATGTCCTATCTAGTATCGTTAGAGGTAACTGAATGAGTATTATCAAGCGCGCAGCACCGCTGTACGGTCGATACCCACAGTTTAACAACTATGTCGCACCACTTTCACAACTCTATGGTCAGACTACAGTCACATCGGCCGCAGGAGAACGCATTGATGAATGGACTGCACTAGGAGTTTCGGCTGTTTTGGGATCAGTTTCGCTGCTTGCTGATACAGTTTCATCGCTACAATTGCGCCAATTTAAGACAATTAAGGGCAAAAGAGTAGCCGTAGACCTAGATCCAATCATTAAAAACCCTGATCCAGTATCAAATGAATTCGAATTGATTCATATGATGATGGTTTCATGCGCACTTCACGGCAATGCATATGTACATATTGACCGCGATAGAGGTGGAAATCCTATTGGTTTGACACCACTTCACCCATATCAGATGCAAGTTTTGCCTACCGGAAACATGACAGAGCGCAGATATTTGCACCTTGGCAATGAACTTCCTGAAGAAGACATCATCCACATGCGCTGGTTAACACCTCCGCAGTCGCTTGTTGGTGTTTCACCATTAATTCAAACGCGAAACCTTACAGGTATTGCTTTGGCAATGGATCGTCACCTAGCACAGTGGTATGCAGAAGGTGGAACACCATCATCTGTACTTGAAACTGATGAAAAACTCACAAACGAGCAGGCTCAGATCCTTCGCAATACTTGGCTTGCAACACATCGCAAGCATCGTCTTCCAGCAGTACTATCTAACGGTATGAAGTGGAAAGCAATTACATCTTCAGCCGCTGACATGGAACTTATGGCTACACGTGAGCAACTGATCAGAGATATTGCTCGAGTATTTAGAATTCCAGCTCACTTAATCGGTGCAACTGGCGATAATCAAACCTACCAGAACGTAGAACAAGCATCTTTGAACTTCTTAACACATACAATTGGCCCTTGGCTACGTCGTGTTGAGATTGCATTGAGCAAAGTACTTCCACCAGGAACAGACGTTGCCTTTGATACATCGACATTGCTTCGTACAGATTCGCTCACACGAGCAAGAGTCAACCAATTGGATATTCAATCTGGAACAATGTCACCTAATGAAGCTCGTCAACTACAAGGTCGTGAACCTTATGAAGGCGGAGATGTGTTCAATCAAGCACTTGCAGGTAGCGTAACCGCTGGCGGAGAAGTTCCTGCTCTTGGATCAGACTCAGACAAGTCTCAACCAATCATGGGAGTAGTTGAATAATGGCTGAAATGTATCGCATTCCTAAAAATGTCTATGACGAAGCATTAACACTTGATTTGCCAATTGCAGATGAAGTTAGAAATTGCACTGCTTTATCACTTGAAAGCGTGATAAAAGTGCGAGATACATGGGGAATGCAAAATGGTACAGATTGGGCAACAAATATTTGCTCAAAAGTTGAAAACAGAGTACAAGTTTTACTAGCAGTTGATGAAGTAGAAGCAGAACCAGAAGAAGAAAAAGTACCAGATCTATCCGAAGAACTCAATGAACTGCTAGCAAATGTGGTTGCATTTTACTTTAAGGCTCACGGAGCGCACTGGAATGTCATGGGACCTGATTTTGCCGAGTATCATGAGCTTTTTGGTGAAATCTATGAAGATTCATATGAATCCATTGATCCAATTGCAGAAAATGTAAGAAAACTAGGAAAACCAGCACTTGCAGGTCTTTCTACTATTGCTTTGACCGCAGAAATCACAGATACTGCTGCAGATGTCACAGATGCACGCATTTTGGCAACAGAAATCCTATCTGCTAATGAAATGCTCATCGGAGAGCTCGCAGAAGCCTTTGACTGCGCGATTATGCACAATCAGCAAGGCATTGCCAACTTCCTGGCTGAGAGAATTGATGCTCATCAGAAGTGGAAATGGCAACTCTCATCATCTTTAGGAGTAAATGTTATGAACCCTGATCCAATAAATGAAGAAATCGTGGAAGAAGAGCCACGGAAAGCGGAGGAAAACGCAGTGATAGAAGAGCGCAAGAGCGCAATTGCAAGAGCTGAAAAGATCACGATGGATGTTGAAATCCGTGCTTTAGATACTGAAGACGGTTCAATTCGCATTGGTGGATATGCAGCAACATTCAATAAAGAAGCAACCGGACTGAATTTCCGAGAAGTTATTGCGCCAGGAGCCTTCACACGAACACTGCAGACCGATAATCCTGTCTTTTTGCTAGTAAACCACGATATGGGTGAACTTCCACTAGCAGCAACACAATCTGGAACACTTCGACTATCCGAAGATCAGGTTGGATTGAGAATGGATGCAGATCTTGATCCGTCTAACCCACGAGCAGCAGAAGTTGCATCAGCATTGCGCCGTGGAGATGTAAGCAAAATGAGTTTTGCATTCACAGTTGCAGAAGGTGGCCAAACTCGCGAAGAAGGTTTGCGAACACTAACTGATTTAGATCTTTATGAGGTCTCTATCGTTACAATGCCAGCATACGATTCAACAACAGTAGGTTTGCGTACTGCTCAAGAAGATCTTGAACTGCAAAAGCGTAAACTTGCAATTGAATGGAAACAATATTCCCTACGCAAAAAGCGTAAGGGCTAATCCTCGGCGCATCCGCCCCGACGATCCAACACAACAACAGAAAGGGACAAAATGTCTCTAAGCACAAAGCTCATCGAGCAGCGTGATGCTCTTGTTGCCGAGGTTGAGGGAACTCTCGCGGCAGAAGACGTTACTGCAGAAGCACTAGATGCAGCATCAGTGAAGCAAGATGAAATTGCTGCACTTGACGAGCGCATCGCAACAGCTCAGGCAACAGAAAAGCGCACAGCAGAACTTGCAGAATCACGCAAGGAATCTGGCGTTGCACCATTTGCTTCAACACGTGTAACACGTGAAGCAATGACATACGGTGACGGTGGCGAGAACTCATACTTCCGTGACCTTACAGCCGCAACAATCCGTGGAGATCGTGATGCTTTTGAGCGTCTATATCGCCACCAGAAGGAAGTCGCTGTTGAAACACGCGACATCTCACGCACAGATACAGCAGGCGGAGACTTTGTCCCACCTTTGTATCTCACAAATGAATATGCAGAGTTTGCTCGTGCTGCACGCGTAGCCGCAGATAAGCTCACAGGAATGGCATTGCCAGTCGGTACAGACAGCATCAACATTCCAGCAATCACAGTTGGTACCAAGACAGCGTTCCAGTCTGCAGATAATGCTGCAACTACAACACGCGACATGGTAACATCAACTGCAACAGGTGCAGTTCGTACAATCTCAGGTTACGAGAACGCATCAATTCAGCTCGTCGAGCAGTCACCTCTTGCAGGCGGCCTAGATCGCATGATCTTTGGTGACTTGATGGCTGATTACGCACTTCAGCTCAACACAGCAGTACTTGGTAACGGCGATGGCACAAACGGAACTATCCAGGGCCTCGTCAACAAGTACAACGACACAACAAACTCAATTCCAGTAACATGGACTGAGACAACACCAACAGCTCAGGGTGGATTGCTTGCAATTGCTAAGGCAATTTCAAAGGTTGTAACAAACCGCTTCCGCGCTGCTGATGCAATTATCATGTCACCACAAATGTGGTACTGGTTCGTGTCATCTGTTGATCTACAGAACCGTCCACTCGTAGTTCCAACTGCTGGTGGTCCAATGAACGCAAATGGTGTTGTAACAGCACCAGGAGCACCTGCAGGTCTCGTTGGTACAATCCATGGAGTTCCTGTTTACATCGATGCAACTATGCCAAACAACCTTGGTGCTGGTACAAACCAGTCTCCAATCCTTGTTGGTAAGTTCGATGACTCATACCTCTTCGAAGGTGGAGTAAAGACACGTGTACTTCCAGATGTTCTTTCTGCTAACTTGACTGTTCGCTTCCAGGCTTACGGTTATGTTGCTGCGGTTCACCGCTTTGCAAAGAACGTATCTGTAATTACAGGTACAGGAACAATCGTTCCAACAGGCTTCTAAGCCTTAGTTGTGGCGGTGGTCCTACTTTAGTGTAGGATCACCGCTACACACAACTAGATTCTAGGGGGAATCATGGCAAGCATATTTTTAGAAGGTCTTCAATCAGCAAGAGAAATCATCAAGAACAAAGGTCTTGCAGCATTAGATGATCTGATTCAAGAATTAGAAAGTAGTGAAGTCGAAACTGCGGTTGCCAAGGTAAAGGCAGAGACTCGATGAAAATGGCAGATAAAGTTGTCATTGGAATGGTCAACGACGGTTCGATTGCCTCAGAATTAGTCATTGATCTGCTTCAGATCCGTGGCAAACGGATGGATAAGTTTGATTCATTTATCCAAGTCTCAAATATAGGTTTATTAACAAGATCTAGAAATGTCTTAGTAAAAAACTTCTTAGAACAGACAGATGCCGAGTGGTTGCTCATGTTTGATGCTGATCAGCGGTTAAGTCTTGAAACCTGGGATCTTTTGGTACAAACTGCTCACCACAAAGATAGACCCGTTGTCTCAGGATTGGTTTTTGCTGCCTTCCAAGACGATAACGATAATCTCAGACCAGTTCCAACCATTTATCGGATGACCGAGTATGGATTGCAATGTCTTGATGGTTATCCAAAAAACGAAGTTATAGAAATTGATGCAGCAGGCACAGGTTGTTTGCTCATACACCGTAACATTTTGTTACAATTGCAAGAACATGCAACCGAGAACCAAGGTAAAAATTGGTCTTGGTTCGTAGACGGTGCAATAGCCGGAACATGGTTTGGCGAAGATCTTCTTTTCAGCAAGAGACTAAGATCTTTAGGAATACCGATCCATGCTCATACAGGGGCAATTTGCGCTCACAAAAAGACTTATTGGCTTACTGATGAACATCACGAGCCACTTCGTGAACAGACACTCAAAGAACTAAAGCAAGAGGGTTAGACGTTACCCCCTGTCGTTTAACCCTCTTGCCCTACTAACAAGGAGACACCGTGGCGACTGATTATCCTAATGGGATAGACAATCTAAATAACCCTACCGCAACGGACTATTTAGATTCATCGACCGTACCTCACGCGGCTCAACATGCTAATGCAAATGATGCAATTGAAGCAATTGAGAACGAACTTGGTACAAATCCATCTGGAGCATCTGCCACAGTTAAAGCACGTCTTGATGGCGTGGATAATTCCATCACAACACTTAATGAAAGAAATATCAATACTCAGTCACCATTAACTGGCGGCGGAGATCTTTCACAAGATCGTACTCTTGGAATTAACTCATCATCTGCAAATACACCAAGTTATGTTGTCCAACGTGATGCTAACGGAGTATTTGCATCCGGTGGAGTACAGATCGATACAACAGCAACGCCTGGCGTTGGAGTTGGTAAAATTGTATGGGATGCAGATAACGGAACTGCACAATTAGGTCTTGTTGGCGGCAATGTAAACCTACAAATTGGCCAAGAGTTTGTTGCATATTGCTATAATGGTGAAGCAAATACCCTTGTAGATGGCGAAGTTGTTTATCTTGCAGGCGCACATGGCGATAAGCCAATGGTCATGCGAGCATCTAATTCTTCTGAGTCTAATTCAAGCAAAACATTTGGTGTTGTTACAGAGTCAATTGCATCACATCAGAATGGTTTTGTTACTGTCCGTGGTGTTGTAAATGGATTAAATCTAGCCTCATTTAATACCGGTGACATTATTTATTTAGGTGCAACACCTGGTACTTTTACAAAAGTCAAGCCAGTTGCTCCTGCAAACTCAGTTTTTGTTGGCGTAGTTCTTAAAAATAACGCTGGCAACGGTGCAATTTATGTAGAGATCCAAAATGGATACGAACTTGAAGAACTTCACAATGTACTTATCACAAGCGTTACAGATGGTCAAGTCCTTCGCTACGATGCTGCAACAGGTCTTTGGAAAAACAGCACTGCAGTCGGTCCAACAGGTCCAACAGGTCCAATCGGAGCGACAGGTCCTACTGGACCAACAGGAGATACAGGACCAACAGGACCTACTGGTGTTACCGGACCAATCGGAGCAACTGGACCACAAGGAATTCAGGGAATCCAAGGTATCCAAGGAGAAGTTGGTGCAACTGGACCTACTGGACCAATCGGTGCTACAGGACCTCAAGGTGAAGTCGGACCTACCGGATCAACCGGACCAATTGGCGCAACCGGACCAACAGGTCCAACAGGAGCGACTGGTGCAGCAGGTACTTCTGTAACGATTTTAGGATCTTACGCAACATACGCAGAGTTAATTGCGGCACATCCAACAGGCAACTTAGGCGATGCTTATATTGTTTCACCTGATCTTTATGTATGGGACGGATCTGCTTGGGATAATGTAGGAACTATTGTCGGTCCTTCTGGTGCAACTGGATCAACTGGTCCGGTCGGAGCGACTGGACCAACGGGAGCAACTGGACCTGAATCAACTATTGCAGGACCGACAGGACCAACTGGTCCAACTGGTCCTCAAGGTGAAGTCGGAGCAACAGGTCCGCAAGGAATTCAAGGTATCCAAGGAGTTCCTGGAGCAACAGGTCCAACTGGAGCAACTGGATCTACAGGACCACAAGGAGCAGACTCAACAGTTCCAGGTCCAACAGGAGCAACCGGACCTGCCGGTGCAACCGGTCCAACTGGAGCAACTGGCGCAACTGGTCCTCAAGGAATACCTGGTGAAGACTCAACAGTTCCAGGTCCTACCGGTGCAACCGGTCCTCAAGGAGCAACAGGACCTCAAGGAGTTACTGGACCAATTGGTCCTTCTGGAGCAACTGGTCCAACCGGAGCAACCGGTCCGTCAGGAGCAGATGGTTATTCAGTTCTTAGTGGAACTGTAGCGCCAACAACTGAAGGTATCAACGGCGATTTTTATATCAACACAACTACCTCAGAAATCTACGGACCAAAAACTTTAGGATCTTGGGGTTCGCCAACAAATCTAATTGGACCAACTGGTTCGACAGGTCCGACGGGAGCAACTGGTCCTGCAGGAACAAATGGAACTAACGGATCAGTTGGCGCGACAGGACCTACTGGTCCAATTGGTGCAACAGGTCCGACTGGACCTGCGGGTGTAACTGGTCCTACAGGAGCGACTGGACCACAAGGACCGACAGGATCTCAAGGAGCACAAGGACCGGTTGGCGCAACTGGAGCAACTGGACCAGCAGGTCAAGATGCAGCAGCATACATTGTTGATTACCTCGATGGAGGATCTTCACCAATAATTCCTGATGTAATTTACAATGCAGGAACTTCAACAACTACAACTTGGCAGTATACAATTGATGCAGGTGCATCAGTAGTTTCATTCTAACTAGTGATAAAAGAGGAATAACATGAC